GGTGCCCCGATCAATGACTCCGCCAGCAGTTTCCAGATCGATAGTCTTACTAAATTCCGGTCCCATATCTCCGGTTTGCGGATCGAAAAATATTGCACCTATTGAGATGATCGGGGCATCAGGATTTTTTCCCATGGTTTCAAGATCGATCATCAGGTGGTACCACACTCTGCTGGTGGATGTGACAACGTGATGACTGTTCATCACAATTAAGGGATCTGCCGTCTCGCCAGTTTCATTATCGCTGGCGTGGTCCTGAGCGCTGCCAGCATTCTCCTTGTGTGGATGTTCAGCGCCTTCCATTTCCTCCGGATCATTTTCCTGAACTTCAACCTGATTCTCTTCATCGAATGTTTCCTGGTATGTTGCGTCGCCCATCACCGCGCCACAATCAGGGCAGTTGCCGCCACCGCTCTGACCGCAGGCGGTGCAGACTTTTTCCTGTTCCTGTTGTGCTACTGGTTCGGATTGTTTCGTTTCTGGCTCGTTTTGTTGCGTATTTGGGCTGTTTTGTTCCGCTTTCTGGTCGTTCTGTTCCATTTCTTGCTGGTTCTGGTTCACAGAATCGCGGGTTTCAATCCCCTTCACCCATTTCGGATCATTCGGATCGCTAATCCCTGCAACAAATTCACCACGTGATACTGCAAGCAGTTCATCGGCGTCAGGCTGGCTGATATTGGCTGCCTGCATAATTTTGTTTACTTCGTCAGCGGTAACTTTTACCGGCTCTGGTTGTGCGATCGTGTCAGATGTACCAGTATTTTGTTGTGAACCTGAGTATGTACCGTTTTTGCGGGCAAAATATTCTTCTTTCGTGATTTCAGTAGCCCCTGCAGCCAGCGCCTTATCCAGACCAGAAAGTTTGTTTGCGCGGCCATATTTTTCGCCATCTTTATCGGTGAAGAGAAAATAGAACGGTCCCTCACGCTCTACAGATGGTTCAGTTTCCAGCGCGCTTTCATTTTTTTGGGTATCAGATACTTCAGTTTCCACTGCATCAGTTTGTGCTGCTGACGGCTGGAGAATATCAGCAGTGCTCTGGTCTGTTTCTTCATCCTCAAACACGCCCTTTGTCGCCAGGTATTCAGTGATGTATTTGTTCAGCGCTACAGGATCTTTGTGAATGTCGATCGGACGTTCACGGACAAGGCCAAAAATAGTTTGGCGGTTGTAGCGAATCGCATCAGGCTGTTTGCGCATTGATGCGGAGATGCGCTTCCAGTCTTCGCGATCTTTGTCGATAACTTCATTTTTTGCCCAGCGATGGATGCTGCCGTCAATGTTTCCGGCATCAATATCGCCAGGCCAGAGAGCGTAGGCCAGTTCTTCATCCAGCGTTTTCCATGTCTGCTTGTATTGGCGACGAATGGCGGCAGTGACTGGGTTGATTTTTCCTGCTGAGTTTTCAGTGTTCTGTTGATTGACTCTGGCGCGGGCGAGATCAACAACAGACGTGCATTTTCCAGTCTCTTTGCGCTCTGCGTCCTGCCGTTTTTTCCAGTTACGTAATTCAGCCTGAATTTCGGGCCATTTGGCACCCGGATTACATTTGTGTTTAACCCATCCGATAGCGAACAGTTTGCGTTCCGGATACATAGCGTTAATTTCAGGCGTTTTCATCAGTGCTTCAACGATATGCCCGTCAAAGGTAGCCACGTTTTCCTGCAGTAATTCCTGCGCGTCAATCGCCATATCAACGGTGATGTTTTCACATGTACCGAACTTAACCAGGACCGCGTTCTGCACTTCAAGGGACAGCTTGTCAAAATTGACGTTCATCGGATCGGATTCTGGTTCGACCGGAACAAAGGAAGCGGATTCCTCATCCCAGCGGTTTTCCTGCATATATTCGGTATCCCAGGAGTCGATGGCAGGGCGGGGCATGCCGGGTTTATCCTCGCAGACAAGAAATTTATAAGCGCAGTCCTGAGCAGCCGGATATTGCTCCAGGAATTGCCAGGTAAATTTGGCACGGGCGCGGCGTTCGTCGCCGGCTTCAATGGCAGTGGCTACAGCGACTGCACCTTCTTCCTTTATTGCCTGTTCGTCCGGAATGGCGGCGCAAATAAAGACTTTACTCATTTTGTTTTAACCTCATTACAGATTTAAGGGTGAACAAATCCCTGCCATTGCTGGCATATAAAAATGAAACCGGATATTAATTACGGTGCTGTTTTTAATCCTGCCGGGACTTCGTTATTATTCATGTGAATAACTTTATCGACCGGATAGCAGTTACCGGGAATTTTCTGTTCCGCTGCGGCAGCCATGCATTCTTTCATTGAGTCGTATACGCCAGTAACCATGTCAACCGGTTCACCGGAAACAAGAAAAACCGTCAGAACAAGTGCAAATGTGGTATTCATTGCCAGTATCCTTTTTGCATCAGACGTAAACGGGCCAGCATTGAAACAATGCATATTTGATTTAATAACTCCCGTTCGTGTTTTCTCTTATTAATGGCATCTTCAGTAAATGCAGGGTTACTGATACTGACACCAATTTCAAAACAACCTTCAGACGTATTAACGTTTGGTAATAACGTTTCCATTATCGCGTCCTCAACAATGAATTTTGTGATGCGGTGCCTGGTGCCTCCAGGTGACGTTAACCAGTTAACAATTAACGCCGGATACAGAGAACCCACCCATAAGAACCAATACGGAAGTCAACTGGCCTTTTTAACTGTTCCGCGTGCGCTGAGCCGCATTCACCGCATCACAAAATTCACTTTAAAAAGGGCGGACATCAGCCAGCAATGAAACTGATGCCGCCAAAAGGTAATCAACATGGGTTGTTGCAGCGGGGTTGTCACTTAAGCGTATGGTCAACCTGACAACCCGGTGTCCTCAACGGGGAAAGAATAACCCCGCCATACTTACCGCCGCGCCATTTCGCGGAGTGCCACAACCGGAAGCGCACGGTCGAATTAAATTTAACGACACCGTACAGTGAGACGAACTTCGCCGTGCGCTTTCGCGTTATGCCCTGACTTTTCAGGGATATATCCTTTCAGTAAACTGTCAGTGCCGGATTCTTATCCGTGTCCGGCGCACGACCACATGTGGCAGCGTGTTGGTCTCCATTTTTAACCCAGAACCTCAATGGAGGATAAAATGTCAGAAAAGTTAATTAACCCATTTACCTATCCATCTGTTGCAGCTTTGAACTTAACAGTTGAGTTAATTCGGGCTGGCAAAATGTCATCCCCTTCAGATGCGGCTAATTCAGTTATTACAATTCGCAATATATTGAAAGAAGAAAAACAAGCAGCTATGGAGAAGACTGATAAAGAGCAATAAAGGCTTCTCTGATTTCTTGAGCCAGTTTTTTAGCTGGCTCTACCTTTTCTGTCTCCCCGTTCAAAATGAGAGATTTCAGTGTTTCTGCGGCGATTTTCTGAGTGTCTGGAGGTAAATCTTTAAATTCCATCTTTAACCCCGTTAGTCGATAGATTTTGTCGAACTGGAAAGCGCCTGTTTAAACTCACTGAAGCTGAGAGCTTCTTCGCCTTCGGCAAGGCCTTCGAAGTATTCTTCGTAAGCCTTTTCCATAATTGCGTCGAAATCCATATCACTCGCCTGAGTTTCTTTCCAGCCAGCGACGCGCGCCAGCTTCGGTTTTAAACGTTTTGCTTTTGGTATACGTCATCGCGGTGAACGTGCCGTCCTGGTTGGGAAACACGCCGCATACAAGTGAGTCGTTGTTGCCAAGATCGATAGTATCCATGTTGACCTCATTTCCCCTTAACGCCGGGGTAGCGGAACTGTTTGCTGAGAACACCGTGCGGTGTCTTGATGGATGGTAATTTAGTTTTCTCATTAAAATTGGTCAAGTGTTTTTGATGAGAAAACTCAATATTTAATGCAAAATAAAGCCAATACATTGAAATGTAAGGCTTTAAAATTAGTGAAGGGGGGGGTTATTGATGTTTGTTACGTTTGCGAGCTTCTAGTAGCTCGGTGAATAGGCGATTAAAATTCTCAACGCGGGCACGGAGTTCGCTGATTTGTGCTTGCTGCTCTGATTTTGGAAGTGCGCGATACAATCGCAACATCTCCAACTCATCTTCCGATAAGTCTAAGGCGCTGTTGAGTGCAACTGGTGGATCTGGTGTTTTATCCTCGTCACCAAACAGTATCCAAGTTGGTGAACATTGCAATACCTCAGCCAGGCGATGCAAATTTTGCCCGCGCGGGGCTGTATGGTCGCTTTCCCATAGTGAAATTGATGAGCCAGATACGCCAGCAGCTTTGCTTAAATCGTTTTGACTTAAACCAACCTGTTTGCGTCTTTCTCTAATTCGTTGACCTAAAGTTTTCTCGTTCATATTTAGATATCTTAATAACCCTTGACTTGAGATTCCTTGAGTGATTACCATTGAGAAAACTCAACTTTGGAGGGATGATGTTTAAATCAGACGTAATTAATTTTTATGGGACGAAAGCCAAAGTAGCGAAAGCTGCTGGTGTTGATCCATCTGCTGTTTCTCAATGGGGAGAACTGGTTCCTGAAGGTCGCGCGATGCGCCTGCAAGAGGCATCTGGCGGGGAGCTTCAGTACGACCCCAAAGTTTATGACGAATATCGTAAGGCAAAGCGGGCGGGGCGGTTGAACAATGAAAATCACCCCTGAACAGGTTTGTGAGGCTCTGGATACTTGGGTATGCCGACCAGGAATGACACAGGAGCAGGCGACGATATTAATCACGGAAGCATTCTGGGCTCTGAAAGAACGCCCGAACATTGATGTTCAACGCGTCACGTTTGATGATGGCGCGGTTGATCAACGGGCACTGGGCGTTAACCGGGTGAAAATATTTGAACGCTGGAAAGCTATCGACACCAGGGATAAGCGGGAAAAATTCACGGCGCTGATTCCGGCAATTATGGAGGCTATCCGGATCAGCGATTTCAGGTTGTATTGTGAAATTACTGACGGAAAAAGCATTACGTACATGATCGCCGGGTTAAACAAAGAATATGGCGATGTGGTGGAGTCCGGGCTGCTTTTTGCGGATCCAGCTGTTGTGGAACGTGAGACTGACGAGCTTATAGAAAAAGCTATTGCTTTCAAGCATGCGTATCGTCAGCAATACCAACATTACTTTGCAGATAAACAAATATCTGTCTGGGGTTCGTATGAGTATCGATGCACTACGATGGGCTAAAAAGGTGAAAACCGGCAGTTCATCCAGTAAGTCAGTATTGACCTGGCTTGCTGATATGTGCGGTGCCGATTTGTGCGCATACCCGTCTGTATCTGCACTGGCAGAAGTAACGGAACTGAACAAAAAGACTGTGCAGGACAGCTTACGACACCTGATGGAGATTGGGTTAATTATTGATACCGGTGAGAGAAAAGGCCGAACAAAGCAAATCGTGGTGTACCGACTTATCGGTGTAGAAGAAAGTGTTGCCGAGCCTGAATACACCCAAAAACGGGAGTCTTTAAAGGTGGGTAAAATTGGTGCTGTTAATAAAAACAGTACCAAAAACGGTTATGTTTCAGCACAAAACAGCCCCAAAAACGGAACTCTTTTCTGCATGGAAAATAATCAAAGACACCCAAATTTTCCATCAAAGACACCCAAAAACGGATCACGGAACCCAAAGGAACCCAAAGATCTAAACCCCACACATAACGCACACGAGAGTGCTCCGACCAGTGAGCAGGAAGTTTTGTCGTTACAGGCAACATCCCCTGTATTCTTGGATGGCCTGAGCGAGCCCATCGGAAAATTTCCGATGACCGATAGCTGGCATCCGTCACGGGATTTTCGACGACGGGCTGCGTTGTGGGGGATGGCTTTGCCGGAGTCGGAATTTACACCTGCTGAACTTGCCGCATTCCGGGATTACTGGAGCGATGAGGGCAAAGTGTTCACGCAGGTTCAGTGGGAGCAGAAATTCGCCCGTCACGTAAATCACGTCAGGGCGCAGGTTAAACCAGTCAGCAAGGGGGTGAACCATGCAGCAGCACCAGGTGGCACCGCATCACGGGCAGTTCAGGAAATTCGGGCAGCACGTGAGCAGTGGGAACGTGAAAACGGATTTATCCGCGACGGAAACGGCGTGGAAGCTGTGGGAGCTCATGGGGGAGGTTTATTCGAACCGCTGGACTCAGAAGAACGGGGCCGCACCTTCGAAGCTCTGGATTGCACAGATTGGCGCGATGACTGAGCAGCAAATCCGTCAGGTCTGCCGCCAGTGCATGAACCGCTGCCGGGCGGGTGAAACATGGCCTCCGGACCTGGCTGAGTTTGTGGCGCTGATTTCGGAAAGCGGAGCCAATCCATTCGGTCTGACGGTGGATGCCGTGATGGAGGAGTACCGGCGCTGGCGCAATGAGTCCTGGCGATACGACGGAAGCGATAAATACCCATGGACTCAGCCTGTGCTGTATCACATTTGCCTCGAGATGCGTGATAAGGGGATTGAGCGTCAGATGACCGAAGGGGAGTTAAAACGACTTGCAGAACGGCAACTGGCGAAATGGGCAAAGCATGTTGGTGACGGCTTCAGCGTTCCGCCCGTACGGCGGCAACTGGCAGCACCAAAACGCCCGTCGGGGCCAACACCAATTGAGTTGCTGAAACAGGAGTATGAACGCCGGAAAGCGGCTGGTTTTGTATGAATTGTGAAGGTGATTTTTTCAGGAGGATTTATGGCGAAACCTTTTTCTCTCGAACAGCGGGAAGAGCTGAAGGCACGAATTATCGGATTGGTACGCAAAAATGGACGCATGACGATGTCGCAACTGGAGAGAGCGACGGGAGCTGGCTGGCATTCGGTCCGGCGCTGCCTTGTGGATGTACTGGCTTGTGGTGATTTATACATGTCCGGGGAATACGGTGTTTTTGCATCAGAGCAGGCGTATCGTGAATGGCGTAAGACACCGGAGAAAACAACTGACCAGACACTGATTCGAAAGTTACCAGACGGAGAAATACGCCGCTACGACAGACACCTGAACATAATCTGTCGCGAGTGCCGGAAGAGTGAGGTTATGCAGCGAGTGCTGGCGTTTTATCAGGGGAAATTTCAGGAGGTGATGCTGTGAGCGAATCAAAATGTCAGGTTAATGGCAATCAGTTAGAACCATGTGCGGCACTGGCAAAAGCCCTTGAGCATGATGCTGAATACACGATGCGAAAAGGTCTGCTGATATACAAAATCTGGAATGAGAATTTAACTCGCGCCCCTGATTTGGTGATGTTGCGTTCCGGTGAATTTTCTAAATCACCTATTCGAGTCTCATTTTGCCCGTTCTGTGGTGAAAGTCTGAAAACATGGAAAAAGGAGACAACCAGTGAGCAAGATTGACTATCAGGCACTGCGTGGGGCGGCAGAAGCAATAAAAATAGCAGCCACACCACAAAAATTGCTGGCATTTCGTATGAAAGCCACACCTCAGGTTGTGTTGGAACTGCTGGATGAACTGGAAATTAAAAGCAAACGAATTAACGAGTTAATCAAGGGTGGTGAAAACGCCAAATACGTGACTGAAATTTTCCGACTTGAGAAAGAACGCATGGCGCTGGCGGCGGAGAATGCGCGGCTGAATAAATTTATCGTACAAAGTTGCTATGTGTTTAATGGCGAGCAGGATGAAATATCTGATGCGTATATCTGCGCAACAGACGGGGGTATGCCGCAAACCCCGGCTACAGATGCTTTCCTGGCTGATGTACGGGCGGTGGCGTTTAACGAGCTTCGCGCGGCGTTTGTCAGGCACGCAAAAGTTGCAGGACTGGATGATGCCGATACCGTGACGCTTAAGGAAGTGACAGAAGCATTGTTGCATTGTGCGGAACAGATTCGCGCGCCTGAATAATTAAATTTAGTGTTGTAAATAAAATTTAATCCTTAACCGGAGGGATTTCTGCACCCTCAGAACATCAGGAGGCCGCCCGAAAGGGCGGTAATGAAATGCGAAAGTTCAAAATAATTATTGAAACGGGAATAGCTGGTGGAGATTTTGAGGATGTATTCGAAGTGGATGATGATGCGACACCAGATGAAATACAGGACGAAGCAAAAGAAATTTTCTTTAACTACTGCAATTACTCATATCACGAAATAAAAGACGAGGAGGAAGAATAAAATGGCTGATTTTGGTTCAACTAAATACAACGTCAGTTTTGAAGAATGGCATGAACTGTTAATGGACTATGCAGAGTTACGCAGTGGAAGTGCTGCTGATGCTGAAGCATGGCGTGATGATTATGAAGCAGGAAAAACTCCGGTCGAAGCATATTGTGATGAGTGGGGCGATGAATGAGCAGGATGAATTATCAGGAAGTGCATGCAATTGCAGATCAGGCAAAGCCAGTGGCATGGCGGTATCGCTACGTGAAAAAAGGCGTTACGGACTCTCATGGTAAATCGTGGTTTGGTGACTGGAAATATGTACCGACAAAAGAGGATTGCAACGACAGGCCGAACTATGAAATTCAGGCGTTATTCACTGCCCCGCCTGTGCCACTGACACCAGAAGGATTGATTAAAGCAGTGCGCTTCTATGAACAGGTAAAGTGTGAGAATCCGCCAGCTGAAACCGGAGCATGGAAGGACGCTATTGACTGGGTACTCAAGGAGGCCTGCCTGGTTGTAAACACTGGCATCAAAGGAGGCTGAATGGGTATTGCTGCAAGTTACACCATGCATCTCTATTGTGATTGCCGCCAGTGTACGGATGGCAAATATCAGTCGCCAGATTTTGGTGAGTATATTGGTACGTCATGGGCTGGCTGTGCAAAAGAGGCGCGCAAGGATGGCTGGCGAATAAGCAAAGACAAAACGCGTGCTTTTGCGCCCGGGCATAAAGTTTTGAGGATTAATAAATGACCACTATTACCAGAGAAAACGCGGAAATTAAATCATTCATCACTGGTTTCCTGAGCGAACCGGCGCACGATAACCAATCTTCAAACAGCCTACTTGCTGATGTGTTTCGTATCGCACTGGCATCGCTGGAAGCAGAGCCGGTGGCAGTAAACGACGATATGGCTTACGCATTCCATCATGCACTGTCAGATTCATCTCCAGGTGCTGATGAGGTAGAGGAAATTAAGGCCGGGTTGCGTGCAGCCTTTGCCAATGTCACCACCCAACCAGCACCAGTAGTGCCGGAATTTGAAACATGGTTTAACAGCCAGGAGTCAGGGAGGAGTATATGCAGCACACAGATTCGTCGTTCCCTTCAGGAAATTTCATGGAACGCCTGCCGCGCCGCCATGCTTCATGCCGGAAACTTTCGGGAAATCCCGGAAACGTCAACTAACTCTCCGGTAACTCCGACTCTTTTGCCTGGTGGTTTCACCGTTGAGGATGCGAAGGAGTTACATGAAGACTTGGTGCGCAGCCACATAAGCCAGGCTTTAAGTGGCGAAAAGATGAAAAAGAAAGATCGCGATGCTGATTTGCGCTGGATTCATGGCGTTATAGTTCAGGCAGCGTGGTTTGTGAAAGCATCACTGGAAGCGTTGCCTGAACCACCGCAGGAGGTGAATCAATGACCTGGCCTGAGGCATTCACTACGGTAGGAATTGCAATGGCGGTGGCGCTGGTGGTGTATTCGATTTGCCGCTGGGGGGTGATAAGTGGAATAGTGCGGGGTATCGTGCGCCCCGCTGATTTGATTATTTATTTGGGGAGACAATGTCCTGAAGCGTGACGATTACTTCTTCATCTGTATCTGTATTTCGGAGTTGATATGTAATGTCGTCGTTTCTAATAATTTGCACTACAAGCCATTCTCCATTTTTTTCACATAAGTGAACAGTACTGTTTTCCGATATACCATGAACGGTCATTTTTATACCTTTTGTGTTGTGTGAAGGAGCAGTATAGTCAGAAATGAGACAAGTGAAAGGGGATAGAAAGTAATAGTTTGTTTTTGTAGAATTGCTGCGGGTGCTTGAGGCTATCTGCCTCGGGCATGAACACCAACGGCAGATAGAGAAAAGCCCCAGTTAACATTACGCGTCCGGCAAGACGCTTAACATTAATCTGAGGCATATCTGTATGCGACACATAAAGATTAGCCTCTTAACAGTAAGAAATCAACTAACAGGGGGCTGTAATGCGAAGGAGCTATGTGTTTTGTCTGGTGGTGGTTTGCATCACCATTCTGATATTTGTCTGGATGGTTCGCGGTTCGCTATGCGAGCTGCACATCAGGCAGGGAAACACAGAGCTTTCAGCGTATTTAGCCTACGAAGTTGAAAAACGTTAAGAGCTACGGCGGGGAGCATATTCCCGCCACTCTTTAAGTTGTCAGGTATCCTCAATGCACCCGCACTTAACCCGCTTTAGCGCTGATTTATGGGGACCCCTCAGCGCTTCGGCGGGTTTTTTGTTGTTTATTTTCAGTGAGCATGATGCACTGGTTGTACTGATGTGGCTGGCTGATTCTGTTATTCAGGTGGCTTATTGCTGTTGATTGGTATGTCTTCACGGCTAGAATCGAGGCTCTTAAGTAGCGCGCAGGGAGAAGAGGGATGGACCCCGAGCAGGGGAGTGCTATTTATCTGGAAGGATTCTGTTGATGAAAATCGAAGAATTGGTTGAAATTTTTAGTGAAGATGGCCTCTATACTGTGCGCGTTGAGAATGGCGCTATTGTCAGCCACTGCCGTATTAAATGTTTACAGTCTCAACAAAGGAAGAGTGGGGCGGCGTTAATTTACTTTGTGGATGGACTGGTGACGGATGGTTTTATTTTGCGTGAAAATGAATTTGTCACATCATTGCAGTCTCTGAAAGAAGCTGGGCTTAAGGCTGGTTTTTCTGCTTTTGAAGATGAGTGAATTCATCTACAATTCAGCGCAGGGCTGAACCCCTGCTGAGTAACACTGTGCCACCGGAGAAAGCCGATGGCGCAAAATTCCAGATCACACAATTCTGATAATCTCGCCGTCCTTGCCAGCAGGCGCGGGCGGCGTTCTCATGCATTCAAATCTGACTGGTTCCAGCATGATCCATGCACTGAAGAACAGGCCGAATGGCTGATTCAGAACTACCGCAGACGTGGTTACGAGTTTCAGAAAGACCTCAGCCTCGACTTCCGACACTGGATCATCTCAGTCAGACTGCCTTACTCTGAACGCCCACCGCGTCCGTCCCGCACATTCCAGCAACGGATCTGGAGGTAACGTGCGGGTATTGCTTCGACCTGTTCCGGTACCGGAACTCGGGCTGGTGGTCCTTAAGCCTGGTCGTGAATCCATGCAGGTATTTCATAACCCTCGAGTGCTGGTGGAGCCGGAACCGAAAAGCATGCGCGGTCTGCCGTCCGGAGTTGTTCCTGCCATTCGCCAGCCGCTGGCGGAAGACAAATCATTGCTGCCATTTTTCAGCAATGAGCGGGTAATTCGTGCTGCCGGTGGCACTGGTGCACTGTCTGACTGGCTCCTGCGTCATGTTAAATCCTGCCAGTGGCCTCATAGTGACTACCATCACAGTGAAATCGTCATACATCGTTATGGTACCGGAGCGATGGTGTTGTGCTGGCACTGCGACAACCAGCTGCGTGACCAGACATCCGAATCACTCGAGCAACTTGCTCATCAAAACCTGTCTGCATGGATGATTGACGTCATACGCAATGCAATGAATGGTACGCAAGAGCGGGAATTATCGCTGGCTGAGTTATCCTGGTGGGCGGTCTGCAATCAGGTGGCGGACGCGCTACCGGAGGCAGTATTACGTCGTTCGCTGGGATTACGTACGGAAAAAATCCGCTATGTGTACCGCGAGAGCGACATCGTCCCGGGAGAACAGACAGCCACCAGCATACTGAAGCAGCGCACAAAAAATATTGTGCTACCGCCTCACGCCCACCAGCAACAGAACTCACCACAGGAAAAGACGGTGGTTAGTATTGCCGTTGATCCGGAGTCTCCTGAATCTTTCATGAAGCGACCTAAACGTCGCCGTTGGGTGAATGAGAAATACACGCGTTGGGTAAAGACACAGCCGTGTGCGTGTTGTGGTAAGCCAGCAGACGATCCCCATCACCTGATTGGTCATGGTCAGGGCGGGATGGGGACAAAATCTCACGATATTTTCACGCTACCGCTGTGTCGGGAGCATCACAACGAGCTTCATGCGGACCCGCTGGCGTTCGAAGAAAAGCATGGTTCCCAGATTGATTTAATTTTTCGTTTTCTTGATCACGCCTTTGCAACCGGCGTGCTCGGGTAAAAGAGGTTACTGATGCGTATAGAGTTTGTTTTGCCTTACCCGCCAACGGTGAACACCTACTGGCGACGTCGTGGCAGCACATATTTTGTATCAAGAGCCGGTGAGCGTTATCGCCGGGATGTGGCGCTTATTGTTCGCCAGCAGCGACTGAAATTAAACCTGTCCGGAAAGTTGGCAATAAAAATTATTGCAGAGCCACCGGATAAGCGCCGTCGTGACCTGGACAATATTCTGAAAGCACCACTGGATGCACTGACACATGCGGGGTTGCTTATCGACGACGAGCAGTTTGATGAAATTAATATTGTGCGCGGTCAGGTCGTTCCTGGTGGTCGGCTGGGGATAAAAATCACAGAGCTGGAGTGCGCATGAATAACCAGTATTTACAGTTTGTTCGTGAGCAACTCATGATCGCCACCGCTGATTTGAGTGGGGCAACAAAAGGTCAGCTTGAAGCCTGGCAGGAGAATGCCAAGTTTGAGACAGGGCGTTACAGGCGTAAAAAAATCCGGTACCGCGATGAAGTTACCGGAAAAATGATAACGCGGGATAATCCACCGATCCCGGGGAAACAATCGCTGGCGAAGGGGACGTCAATTCCTCTGGTAAGTCAGATTGAGTTTTCGACATCATCATGGCGACGGGCAGTTCTGTCTCTTGAAGAACATCATAAAGACTGGTTGTTGTGGTGTTACAGCGGAAATATTTGCTGGGAGTATCAGATCGCGATAACACAGTGGGCGTGGAATGAATTTAAGGCGCAATCCGGTACCAGAAAAATTGCAGGGAAAACACGGGAACGCCTGAAAAAATTAATCTGGCTGGCGGCGCAGGATGTCAGGGGATGGGTAGCCGGGCATGAGAACTACCAGCGACAGGAACTTGCCAGGCTGTGTGGAATTAAACCTGACAACTGGAGCCATAATTATGCGAACTACTGGCGTGAGATGTGCGACATTTTTAAGAATCTTGATACAGAATCCTTGATTTGCACAGTGAAAATGAGAACGCAACAAAAAGCGACCTTTTCGCGACGAGATGTTGCAAAAATCAATTAAATCGCGTACATTTCGTGTAAATTTGATATTTTGCCGATTTTTTACGCGATGGCAAAGTAAGCAAAAAACCTGTCGCCTGGCAGGTTTTTTTATGCCAGAAAAACGGTACAGGACGTTAAACGCGCTGGTGATTGTGAATACCGGTCTTTCAGCTTGCTGGCTGTTTCGACAAGAGTTATTGGTATGTCACGTTAACCAGAAAAGGGAAAAAGACATGCTAAAACAGCAGGATATGACCGAAACCGCCAGAGTGGTGTTTAATGAATTAAGCGTCACCGAACCGGCGACTGTCGGGGAAATTGCGCAGAATACTTACCTTTCACGCGAACGCTGCCAGTTAATACTGACCCAGCTTGTTATGGCGGGTCTGGCAGATTATCAGTTCGGTTGTTACAGACGCCTTCCGCAGTGAAGTTTTTTTAATTTGTGGTAATGGGCGGCTGGTGGGTGTTAGCGGCACCTGCCAGCCATCTGCTCATGCGTTGGGGTCACAAGCAAACCTCAGGCCCATCTGCTTTGCGCAAAAGCGGTATGAGCCTATCAGAGAAGTGCTTATTGATCTATGGCTAATACTGTAAAAATATCCAGTTGTGAGTTAATCAACGCTGATTGCCTGGAATTTATCCAGACCTTACCGGAAAACTCTGTCGATCTGATAGTCACAGACCCGCCATACTTTAAAGTGAAGCCCGAGGGCTGGGATAACCAGTGGAAGGGCGACGATGATTACCTGAAATGGCTGGATCAGTGTCTGGCGCAATTCTGGCGGGTGCTGAAACCTGCCGGAAGTCTCTACCTGTTCTGTGGTCATCGCCTGGCATCTGATATCGAAATCATGATGCGTCAGCGCTTTAATGTGCTGAACCACATTATCTGGGCGAAGCCGTCCGGACGCTGGAACGGATGCAACAAGGAAAGCCTGCGGGCGTATTTCCCGGCAACAGAACACATTCTGTTTGCAGAACATTATCAGGGGCCATACCAGCCCAAAAATGACGGCTATGCGGCAAAGGGGCGCGAGCTAAAACAGCACGTCATGGCCCCGCTGATTTCTTACTTTCGTGATGCGCGTGAATCACTGGGAATAACGTCAAAACAGATAGCGGAAGCCACCGGAAAGAAAAACATGGCTTCGCACTGGTTTGGTACCAGTCAGTGGCAGTTACCGAACGAGGGTGATTACAACAAATTGCAGGCGTTGTTTGCGCGTGTTGCGGCAGAAAAACATCAGCGCGGTGAACTGGAAAAGTCACACCACCAGCTGGTCAGCACATACAGTGAACTGAACCGGCAATATGCCAGCCTGCTGGAAGAGTACAAATCCCTGCGGCGTTATTTTTCCGTATCGGCAGCTGTTCCTTATACGGATGTCTGGACGCATAAACCTGTACAGTTTTATCCGGGCAAACATCCCTGTGAAAAACCGGCGGGTATGTTGCGGCAGATAATTGAGGCCAGCAGCCGTCCGGGAGATTTGGTGGCTGATTTTTTTATGGGGTCTGGCTCAACAATAAAAGCAGCACTTTCGCTGGGACGTCGTGCGGTTGGCGCGGAACTGGAAGAAGAGAGATTTAATCAGACTGTAACTGAAATAAAAAATAATCGTTAAATGGGTATTCGGTAATTTCTTTATTTCAGAAAAAATAAAAATATATGCATATATTTACAAATCCGGGATTATTTTCAGATTATTTTGGTTGAAGTAATTTTTTTGCCCGTTATTATGCGCAACGGTTCTGAGGGGAACTCCTGTTCATCGGTGATATCGCTCTCCCGAAGAACCATTGCCGACTTAGCTCAGCAGGCAGAGCAACTGACTTGTAATCAGTAGGTCACCAGTTCGATTCCGGTAGTCGGCACCATATGCGGGTATCGTATAATGGCTATTACCTCAGCCTTCCAAGCTGATGATGCGGGTTCGATTCCCGCTACCCGCTCCAGCATTTGAAACAAGCCTTATTGTATTGCGGCACTGGCGTATTTTTTATTACGTGGGAGCAGGTTGTTTTGAAAAAGCATTCTGTTCTCTGGCTATGATTTGAGGCCGGGTGTAGCCTCAGTGCTGATTTTTTTACGGCAGCAGAATGGTGCATTATCGGTGGAGATTTTGTATTTCCTGGCAGGGTCGGTGATGCATCATTCTGGTGTTGTAAATCGCACCATAGAGGCGCTCCTCAGTGCGAGGGTGGTTTAAAGAGTCGGTTTAGCGGGAAACCACAGTATCCATACAGCACGGAATACTTCGGGAGGCACCCGACGCCTCGGTTTAATAACAATTAAAAAATTCATCCCTTGCATTGACCAACCGCCATATCTGGCGGTTTTTTTTATTCCTTTCTCAGGACAAAAAAGACACGAGCATCCAGGAATACTCGTGGGACAACGTCCTTTGGATAGCAATTTGCGAGAGGGTGAAAAGTAGCGCGGTCGTCGGATTAAGACCGCGGGACAAAGTCCATGAAGAATAATAAGTATTGGCCCCCTTCCGGGGACATGTTCATACTACTAAGCTTCAGAAGTGGTTTAAATCCTCAAATTAACCTTAATTTCCGATAAGTCTTATTTCATTTCTTTGCGCCACATCTGGTGCGCATCAAATAACGCCACGCAAAGGGCATCTGCGGATGCCGGTGCTTTTGACGGGGTGTTTTTTACGGGCCGCTGGTGGCCCTTTTTTATTTACAGGAGAAAAAAGTATGTCTGAACCCTTATCCGGTTCCGGCACGGCTGTGGCGCTCGGCGGGGCGACGGTATTCGGGCTGTTTACCGGAACGGATTTCGGGATTGTGTTTGGTGCGTTCGCCGGGGCGTTATTTGTGGCAACGATGCCGCAGGCGCTTTCAGCCTGGCGTGTGGCGGCGCATTTTCTGGTGTCGTTCATTATCGGCGTGCTGGGCGCAGAGGTTCTGGCATCCTGGCTGGTCAGGCATACAGAGTTTGACGGTGCACCTGTCGACGCATTGTGTGCAGTACTGGTGTCAGTGGTGTCGGTGAAGATTCTCTCGTTCATCCACCAGCAGGATATTGCATCACTGGTGTCCGGCCTGTTCTCCCGCCTGCGGGGTGGAGGAGGCGGCAATGTTAAGTAGCCTTCCCGGATTGCTGAATGTGGCGTTATGCACGGTTATCGTGCTGACGCTCTTTTTTTATCGTCGCTGTGATTCCAGACATAAACCGCTGATGTCATGGCTGGCCTGGCTGCTGATGCTGCTGTATGCCTTTGCGCCCCTCAGCTATCTGTGTGGTCGCCCGTTAGCAACGGGCTGGCTGGAAGTGTTTTTTAACCTGCTGTTTTGCGTGCTGGTGATACGCGCACGCGGGAACGTCACAAAAATCTTTCCATTGTTGAGGTGAATATGTCGGGTAAATTCAGATTTAGTCGTCGCAGCGAAAAGAATCTGGAGGGCGTCAAACCACAGCTGGTTGCTGTCGTTCGCCGTGCGCTGGAGCTGACGGAGGTTGATTTCGGTATTACGGAAGGGCTGCGCACGAAAGAACGCCAGACACAGCTGGTCGCGGAAGGGAAAAGCCAGACCATGAACAGCCGCCACCTGACCGGTGATGCGGTGGATGTTGTTGCCTGGGTTGGTAGCCAGGTGTCATGGGACTGGCCTCTGTACGAGAAAATCGCGCAGGCATTTAAGCAGGCTGCCGCAGAGCTGGAAACTGCCATCGAATGGGGCGGGGACTGGAAAACACTGAAAGACGGGCCTCACTTTCAGTTGAAACGCTGATAACCAGGTGTGTTATGAGCAGAAAACACTGGACACACAGAATGCCGCGAACGGCGGCGAAATGGGCACTGGTAGCGATACTGGTGCCTTTTTTTCTGGTGGGATGCGTTAGTCTGGATAAGGCGCGCCAGCTTTTCGATACAGCTTCTCAGGTCTGTGAAATTGTCGACGGTGTTCGGCAGTGTATGCAGAACTGATCGCCTGTAATAGCAGAATATTTTGCTGAAAAATAAAGGGTGCGCCAGCGTCCGGGAAGCATGAAATTCTGCTGCGTGTGCCAATTTTATCTTATTCATTCTAAATCTTGCCGAATCAAGATGAACTTTGATCAACTGCCTGGCGGCAAGGGGCATTAAAACAGGAGAAAATTATGTGGAAACCTACAGGTGACAAGTTAATCACCGCGTTGATTGACGGCAAACCACAATACTTACGCATTGAAATGAGTGGTCAGCATGTTCGTTTGATTTGTGAGTAACAGGCATTACAGCAGCCCTTCAGTGAGGGGCTGCGATAATGTTTTTGGTTTTTGGCTTTTATACCGCCACGGAAAGTAAGAGGGGAAATGTCTGAACCGGATTATGGGGTGATTAGGCATTGCCGTTTCCTGCTGCGATATTTTTAAGTTATCGGAAGGTAGCTGTGGAGTGTTTGGTCGGAAGGCGTAACAAATTTCCGGGGGAGAGAAAGTATTAGTTTGAAAACTAATGTCCAGTTAAACTCTAACATGCGTCCCTGTAAACAATAACAAGTAAGCAATCAGAGTCTTTCTAATTTACGGGAGGATACTCCCGTACTTTTTTAAAGGCAACGTGAATTGCAACGTTTGTGATGTTTACGGGTAAACAGTAACGCTTTTGATATGAATGTTTTTATCTGGTTGCTGTTTTTATTCAGTTAATGTTTATAGGGAATCTTTCAATGAAAAAAACACTGATTGCGCTGGCAGTGGCAGCTTCCGCTGCGGTATCCGGTTCTGCGATGGCATGGACTGCAAACGGTACGGGTAATTCTGTTGACCTGGGCGGTACGCTGACTCCGGTTGAGAAGGTAACTCCGTGGGAAGTAAAAACAGGTGCTGCGGTAACAGGGCTTGATGCTCAGGTTACTCAGGGCCAGACTATGGTTGATGTCGCCGTAAAAAAAGCGATTCCGGTGCTGGGCATCCGTACACAGGAAGTTGGTAAATCATTCCCGGCTCAGGCAGGAATCAATCCAGCGATTAGCTATCAGAACGCAGTTGATTTTGGCGGAGCTTCAAATGGAACGGCTAAGCTGAAACTTGATGTTCAGGACGCTACTGGTACTAAAATTGGGAAACTGGAAGCAAAGATTTTTACCGGCGCAGGTATCGCTCGTAGCGATGCGGCTGGCGGTGATGCATATAGTGCTTATGAAAACGGAACTTCTTTTCAGGGGGGGATTGGTAACTCAGATCAGGTCATTGGCTCTTTGAGTAGTTTAATTTCTGAATTAAACAATATTGATCCAGAAATTACAGCTAATTTCGTCTGGATGGATAAACCAGATGTCGGTAAATGGAGAGCTCCTGACTTTGCCTCTACTAATGGCAGTTACTCAGCTTTCTATGGTTCTGGTATTAAAGCGAATGAAAAAATCAGGATTACTCTTGATCAAGGTGTAACAGGTGATACTCAGATTCAGTGGAAAGCATCCCTGCCGGTGACTATTTCCTACATGTAATCTAATGTCTGGTTAAATTGCTTAAACAAGCGGCAACGTATCATCGTTGCCGCTTTGTCGTTCTTTCCAGTAACACCATCAGCCCTCCTGAGTATGTAACTGCGAATCATTCCCATTTTTACGGGTCCTTTCCAGAACCTGAAACACCGGGGGTCTGGGGACGCGCAAAAACGCGCTATTTATGAAAATTTTCAGGGAAAAAGAAGATCCGTTCTTCTTCTGGCTAACCTGTTGTTTAATAGAGCTTTCTTAAAAAAAAGAAAGGAACTGGCAGCGGTGATTTTTCGCTGAAAAAAGCGTTTTGAGATCCTTTCTTCTTTTTGTGAGGAATATGTGCCGTGAAGGTTAACAAAAAGAAACTGGCGGAAATTTTTGAGTGCGATGTCAGAACAATCACTAGCTGGCAAAGTCAGGGGCTGAGAGTTTTGTCGGGGGGAGGCAAAGGTATCGAAGCCATGTTCAATACTGCAGAAGCCATTGAGTGGTATGCGCAGCGGGAAAAAGATATCGAAAACGAAAAGCTCCGCAAAGAACTGGAAGATTTGCGTGCGGCTGCAGAATCAGATTTACAACCCGGCACCATTGACTATGAACGCTACCGGCTCACCAAAGCACAGGCTGACGCACAGGAGCTGAAAAATGCCCGTGAAGAAGGGCTGGTGCTGGAAACGGAATTGTTTACCTTCATTCTGCAACGTGTGGCACAGGAGATTTCGGGGATACTTGTACGTGTGCCGCTGACATTACAGCGTAAATATCCGGATATTTCACCGTCACACCTTGATGTGGTGAAAACTGAAATCGCGAAAGCCTCCAATGTTGCAGCTAAAGCCGGTGAAAACGTGGGCAGGTGGATTGATGATTTCAGACGCACAGAAGGCAGCTAATGCAGCCGGTGCGATAGCTACAGGGCTTTTATCTCTCAATATTCCGGTTCCACTGACGACGGTTCAGTGGGCTGATCAACATTATTATCTGCCGAAAGAATCTTCATACACTCCCGGGCAATGGGAAACCCTGCCGTTTCAGGTTGCTATTATGAACAGCATGGGAAATGACCGGATCCGCACCGTTAATCTGATTAAATCGGCGCGCGTTGGTTACACCAAAATGCTGTTGGGGGTGGAGGCTTATTTTATTGAGCATAAATCCCGTAACAGTCTGCTTTTTCAGCCAACAGATTCTGCGGCAGAAGATTTCATGAAATCTCATGTTGAGCCAACGATCAGGGATGTCCCTGCATTGCTGGAGCTGGCTCCATGGTTCGGAAGAAAACATCGCGATAATACACTCACCCTGAAGCGTTTTTCCTCCGGTGTGGGGTTCTGGTGCCTGGGCGGTGCCGCAGCTAAAAACTACCGTGAAAAATCTGTGGATGTGGTCTGCTATGACGAACTCTCCTCGTTTGAACCGGATGTGGAAAAAGAAGGTTCGCCGACGCTGCTTGGTGATAAACGTATCGAAGGTTCGGTATGGCCTAAATCCATACGCGGCTCAACGCCAAAAATCAAAGGTTCCTGTCAGATTGAGAAAGCCGCGAATGAATCTGCGCATTTCATGCGGTTTTATGTCCCTTGCCCTCATTGCGGGGAGGCCCAGTATCTGAAGTTTGGCGATGATGCGACGCCGTTTGGCCTGAAATGGGAGAAGGGTAAACCGGAAACGGTGTATTACCTGTGTGAACATAATGGCTGTGTGATCCGGCAGTCGGAACTTGACCAGACCGACGGACGCTGGATTTGTGACAATACCGGGATGTGGACGCGTGATGGCCTGACATTTTACAGCGCCGGTGATGAGGAGATGCCGCCACCGCGCTCAATCTCGTACCACATCTGGACGGCGTACAGTCCGTTCACCACCTGGGTGCAGATTGTCTACGACTGGCTGGATGCGCTGAAGGATCCGAACGGCGTCAAGACGTTTATTAACACCACGCTCGGGGAGCCCTATGAAGAGGCTGTGGCAGAAAAGCTGAGTTTTGAGTTGTTACTGGAAAAGGTCTGCCACTATGGCGCGCAGGTTCCCCCGCGGGTGGTTTACCTGACCGCAGGGATCGACTCCCAGAAAGATCGCTATGAAATTTATGTCTGGGGCTGGGCTCCCGGCGAAGAAGCCTTTCTGATTGATAAGCAAATTATCATGGGACGACCGGAAGACGAGGACACCCTTAAACGTGTTGATACGGTGATCCGGAAAAAATATCGTCATGCTGACGGTACTGAAATTTCCATTTCCCGTGTCTGCTGGGATACCGGTGGTATCGACCAGGACATTGTGTATCAGCGTTCAAGGAAACACGGCACTTTTTTTGTGCTTCCCATAAAAGGGGCATCGGTGTACGGCAAGCCGGTGATCACCATGCCCAAAAAGCGCAACCAGCGTGGTGTGTTTTTATGTGAGGTGGGCTCCGATACCGTCAAGGAAATGCTGTACGCCCGTTTTGCCCTGCCAGTGGTCTCTGCCAGTGAAGCCGCCCCGTATACCTTCCGTTTTCCGGATAACCCCGACATTTTTTCGGAAGAAGAGGCGCGTCAGATCGTGGCGGAAGAGCTGGTGGAGAAGGTGGTTAATGGCAGGGTGAAACTGCTGTGGGATAAAAAAGGGCGACGCAACGAAGCCCTCGACTGCCTGGTATATGCCTATGCTGCCCTGCGTATTTCAGTTCAGCGGTGGCAGCTGGATCTTGAAGCACTGGCCCGTGCCAGAAGAGATGAGCAGGACGACGATGAGATGAGTCTGGAAGAAATCGCGGCTGCACTGAGTGGAGGATAAAGAATGGTTTATACGCATGAAATGCTTTGTGATGCCCGACGGGCATTACATGAACTGATGATCGGACGTGCTGTGGTTTCCGTCAGCAAGGACGGGCGTCAGGTTCAGTATTCGCGGGCGACGATTGGTGAACTGCGTCAGTATATTGAAGAGCTGGAAAGTGCGCTGGGTGTATCCGGACGGCGTCGCGGCCCGGCAGGAGTGGGGCTGTGAACGGGGAACTGGTGGATCTTCACGGGCAGCCACTGCGGCAGAGTATGGGGTATTCCGGAGGGGGTACCGGATTTGGCGGGCAGCTTGCGGAATGGCTGCCTGCACCGGAAAGTGCCGACGTGGCGCTCTTACCTTCCATTCAGCTGGGTAACGCCCGTGCGGATGATCTGGTCCGCAATAACGGAATTGCCACAAACGCCGTTGAAATTCATAAAGACCATATCGTCGGACACATGTTTCGTCTGAGTTACCGGCCCAACTGGCGCTGGCTGGGGATGTCGGAAGCCGATTCACATGTCTTTATTGAAGATGTTGAGGCAGCGTGGATGGAATTCTGCGATCCGGTGTTTGGTTCGATGGATGTGGAGGGGCGTCGCTCGTTTACCGAATTTATTCGTGAAGGGGTGGGCGTTCATACATTTAACGGTGAAATTTTTGTCCAGCCCGTATGGGATACGGAATCCACGTCATTATTCCGGACGAAATTCAAGACCATCAGCCCGAAACGTGTCAGTACACCCGGTTATGGTACCGGCGATCGTTTTATGCGTGCCGGGGTGGAAATCAACCGGTACGGAAAAGCACTGGCCTACCATGTTCAGGAAGATGACTGGCCCGGTTACGGTGTCAGCAACTGGACGCGGATTGCGGCGACGCTGCCCTCCGGGCGACCGGGAATGATCCATGTGTTTCAGCCGCAGGAGGACGGGCAGACGCGCGGGGCCAACCAGTTTTATTCTGTCATGGAGCGTCTCAAGATGCTCGACACACTGCAGGCCACGCAACTGCAGTCGGCGGTGGTGCGGGCGATGTATGCCGCGACGATTGAATCCACGCTGGATTCGGAAAAAGCATTTGAATATATCGCCGGGGTGGGAGATGGCGGTAAAAATCCCCTGAACACCATCATGAAAGGCTACGCGCGTTATTACGCCACCAATACGGTAAAGCTGGGTGGGGTCCGTATTCCGCATCTTTATCCGGGGGATTCACTGAATCTGCAGACAGCGCAGAATGCAGATAATGGTTTCTCTGAACTGGAAAAGGCGCTGTTACGTTACATCGCTGCCGGACTGGGGGTGTCCTATGAACAGCTTTCCCGTGATTATTCACAAGTCAGTTATTCCAGTGCCAGGGCATCCGCCAATGAGTCGTGGCGGTATTTTATGGGCAAACGAAAATTTGTGGCCAGTCGACTGGCATCACAGATGTTTGCCTGCTGGCTGGAGGAAGCCCTTATTCGCGGTGTGATCCGCCCGCCGAAATCCCGTTTTTCATTCTGGGAGGCCCGTTCCGGATGGTGTCGTGCCGAGTGGATTGGTGCCGGTCGCATGGCGATTGATGGCCTTAAGGAAGTGCAGGAAGCGGTGATGCGTATTGAAGGTGGTTTAAGCACGTACGAGAAAGAGCTGGCCCTGATGGGCGATGACTATCAGGAGATTTTCCGTCAGCAACTGCGTGAAAGCCAGGAGCGACAGGCAGCGGGTCTTCCCCGCCCCATCTGGATAAAGGACACGTTTCAGCAGCAGATCCGACAGACAACGGGAGAAAAAGGCGATGCGTCGTAATTTATCGCATATTGCCGCCATGGCATTTAATGAGCCGCTTTTACTGGAACCCGCCTATGCGCGGGTTTTCTTTTGCGCGCTGGGTAAAGAGATAGGGGCCGGCAGCCTTGCCGTTCCTCAGCAGGCTGTTCAGCTTGATGCTGATGGTATGCAACTGGCGGTGACTGACTATATGGCGGGCGGTCAGCGTCCGGCAAAGAGTTACCAGGTGAAGAATGGCATTGCCATTCTGCCGGTGAGCGGCACGCTGGTGCATAAACTGGGTACCCTGCGGCCTTACTCCGGCATGACAGGCTATGACGGTCTGACTGCTCGTCTTCAGATGGCGGTGAATGATCCGGATGTGCGCGGCATTTTGCTGGATATCGACAGCCCGGGCGGTCAGGCTGCCGGGGCGTTTGACTGTGCTGACATGATTTACCGTCTGCGGGAACAGAAGCCCGTGTGGGCGCTGTGTAATGACATGGCCTGTTCAGCCGCCATGTTGCTGGCGGCAGCCTGTACCCGTCGGCTGGTCACGCAGACGGCAAAAATTGGTTCGATTGGCGTGATGATGGCGCACACCAGTTATGAGAAACAACTGGCACAGGAAGGGGTGGACATCACGCTGATTTACTCCGGGCAGCACAAGGTTGACGGCAACAGTATTCAGGCATTGCCGGCAGGTGTGCGTGCAGATTTTCAGCGCCGTATTGATGAGGCCCGCCGGATGTTTGTCGACAAGGTGGCGCTTTATACGGGGCTGAGTTCAGAGGCGGTGATGAATACCGAGGCTGCCGTTTATGACGGTCAGGCAGGCATTGATGCAGGCCTGGCTGATCAACTGATTAATGCTGCAGATGCCGTTGAAGTGATGGTTTCTGCACTGAATGACTCTGTTACGAAGGAGAATGCAATGACTGTTAAAAATCTCACCGTTGCTGAAGCGGTGGCCCAGGAAAATCAGCGCGTGATGGGGATCCTGAATTGTCAGGAGGCGAAAGGGCGCGAGCAACTGGCGCAAATGCTGGCAGGTCAGCCTGGAATGACGGTAGAGCAGGCGAAAGCGTTCCTGGCTGCTGTGCCTGCTGCCAGTGTAGCAAATACAGGTGATCAGATTATGGGGCTGCCGGAAGCAAAGGGGCGTGAGCAACTGGCACAGATGCTGGCAGGTCAGCCGGGGATGACGGTGGAGCAGGCGAAAGCGTTTCTGGCGGCAGCCCCTGCTGCTGGTGCTGCAGGCACAGGCGATCAGATTATGGCGTTACCGGAAGCAAAAGGGCGTGAACAACTCGCGCAGGCGCTGGCTGAACAGCCGGGAATGACCGTTGACCAGGCCAAAACGTTACTGGCGGCGGCACCGGTTGCGGGTTCTGCAAGTGTCGGCGATCAGATTATGGCACTGCCGGAGGCAAAAGGGCGCGAGCAACTTGCACAGGCACTGACAGAACAACCGGGAATGACGGTGGCGCAGGCGAAAACGCTGCTGGCAGCCGCGCCGGCGGCATCGCAACCGTCACAGGAAACACTTTTTGATCGCTTTATGGCACAGCATGCTGCCAGTGCGGTTTCCGGTGGCGGAACTGCCGGGCGCGGGGAGGAAGACCTGCTGATGAGTATGCCGTAAGCGATATCCGGAATTCAGATAAATCAGGAGGCTGAAAAATGATTAAAACCACCACGGAAAAGCGCGCGGATGTGCACATTTTTGCCGGAAACGATCCGGCGCATACCGCAAAAGCCACCAGTGGTATCAGTGCCGCCATGCCTGCACTGACGCCACTGATGCTGGATGACGCCACCGGTAAACTGGTGGCATGGGATGGTCAGAAAGCCGGAACGGCAGTGGGCGTGCTGGCTCTGGCGCTTACCGGGACCGAGTCCATGCTGACGTACTACAAAAGCGGTACGTTTGCCACTGAGTCGCTGGTCTGGCCTGACTCTGTGGATGCGGTGAAAAAAGCCAACGCATTTGTGGGAAGTGCCATCAGCCACGCCTGATGGTGAAGTGATTAACTGAAAAACGGGTCGCGATGCGGCCCGTTTGTGTTTCTGAAGGAAAATAAATTATGGGGTTATTTACCACGCGTCAGTTACTCGGGTACACCGAGCAGAAAGTGAAGTTTCGTGCGCTGTTTCTGGAGCTGTTCTTTCGTCGCACGATCACTTTCCATACTCAGGAAGTCATGCTGGATAAAATTACCGGCAAAACACCGGTTGCGGCGTATGTGTCTCCGGTGGTGTCAGGCAAAGTGCTGCGCAGCCGTGGTGGTGAAACCCGTGTGTTACGTCCCGGTTATGTAAAACCAAAACACCGCTTTGATTATCAGCAGGCAGTGGAACGTCTTCCGGGAGAAGATCCGGCCCGCCTTAATGACCCGGCTTACCGCCGTCTGCGTATTCTGACGGACAACCTGAAACAGGAAGAGCAGGCGATTGTGCAGGTGGAAGAAATGCAGGCGGTCAGTGCCGTTCTGCAGGGTAAATACACCATGAGCGGCGAGCAGTTTGAGACGGTGGAAGTGGATTTTGGGCGTTCTGTCGCCAATAACATTACGCAGGCTGGCGGACGCGAATGGTCACAGCAGAATGCTGACACCTTCGATCCGACGCATGATCTGGATGCGTACTGCGATTTCGCTTCCGGCACCATCAATATCGCGATTATGGACGGCACGGTCTGGCGTATGCTGAACGGTTTTAAACTGTTCCGTGAAAAACTGGATACCCGCCGTGGCTCCAAATCTGAGCTGGAAACGGCACTGAAAGATCTGGGCTCCGTGGTTTCCTTTAAAGGCCATTACGGCGATCTGGCCATTGTGGTGGCGAAGACAACGTATGTTGACGAAAACGGGGATGAACAGCGTTATCTGCCGGAAGGTACACTGATTCTGGGGAACACTCAGGCGGAAGGCGTCCGTTGTTATGGTGCCATTCAGGATAATCAGGCACTGAGTGAAGGGATCACCTCTGCGATTCGTTATCCGAAACACTGGGAGGAAGTGGGGGATCCTGGTTGCGAATATACCATGACGCAGTCTGCGCCGTTGATGGTGCTGCCGGATCCGGATGCGTTTGTGGTGGTTCAGGTGAAATAAGGTCAGGCGGGATATTCCCGCCTTTTTCTTTAGCGCACGGGAGAGATGTGATGACAAAAGAGCAGATGACTGAACGTTTGCAGGAACTGGCAGTGATTCTGGGGCGTGAAGCAGATATTTCAGGTTCAAAAGCCGATCTTGAGCAGCGCCTGGCGGAATGGGAAGAGGAGGCCACCGGATTCGATGGGGAGGAGACAGGGAAGGAAGATGTGGGCAACGATGCATCCGGCGACGGAATGCATTCTGAGCGGGGACTCGCCCGGGTGCGTATGCTGAAAACGGCGCATATGCCAGCCTGTGATGCTGTGACGGGAAAAATGTTGATGTTTGCCCGGGCCTCCAGTGTTGTGCTGGTTAATGAAGCCGCAGTTCCAGCGTTGCTGGCGGACGGTCTGGCAGAAAAAATCCGGGAGTGATGATGTTAGATAATCTGTTCGATCAGGCCATGAGCGATGCGGATGACATCATCCTGGATACGATGGGGACGGAAATCAGCATATATCCGGACGGCACGGAAAGAAGAATCCGTGCCGTTTTTGATGCCCCGGCAGAAAACACCGGGATGAACACTGGCAGCGGCGAAATTCGTGATACTGCGCCCGTGTTATTTACCCGGAGCGCATGGGCCGCCGGTCTGAAAAAATATGACAGGGTCATGATCCACGGCGAACCCTATCAGGTAGTCGATCCCGGCTGGGGTGAGTCAGGCACTGTGGGTCAGGGGGTGATTACCATCACCCTTGCGCGTGGAGAGCCGGGGAGAAATACACCTGCTGCACCGGAACGACCGAGTAAACGTTATGGCAGTAAGAGAGCATGAACGAAGCAGTGCCCGGCAGCGACGGCTGGCACGAAACCTCGTCGTCGATATTGATGAAGATGAGGTGCTGAAAATTATCGCTAAACTGGGTGGGTCAAAAAGTCAGATCCGTAAAGCCTGGGGCGTGGCGCTGAAAAGAGCCGCGTCTGCACTGCGGATGAAGGCTATGGCAGAGTTTAAAAAACAGGTTGCCCCACGCAGTCAGAAAATGATCAAAAAGCGTGTTCTGCATAATTTTATCATTCGTCGTAACGGTGATGAGTTTGATGAGGCGAAGGTATGGTTCGGTCTGAACGCCATCAAAGTACGCGATCTGCGCGGACGCATCAGTGGGGGACGACGCGGCGAACGCCATCAGTTGCGCGATGAGCGGGGGCGTTTTGCTCCAGCTTCCCACCGGAGGAAGGCACGGGAGATCCGTTTTAAACCTGCCGGGGAATCCCTGCCTGTCACCACCTGGTCAACGGATGATGCCTTTATCAACCAGTTCGAAGCGGAAAATCGTAACGGACGTATATCAAGAAGGAAAACGATACTGATCCGACAGGCATCCGGACGACGGAGGGCGCGTGAAGCGGAAATTGATATTTATGAAGCCATGCTGAACCGTATAGAGGATTTTGTTTTTCCGGATGCGGAAGCACTGATCCTGAAAAATTTTGAGCATGAACTGAAATTCCGGGTATTTAAGGGGCTGGAGTGATGGAACCATTGATGATGGGCGCCTGGCATCAGGCGGTGATTGACAGTCTGAAACAAATTCCCTGGGTGGAAGATGCCGATGAGTACCCGGAAAAAGTGACGCAACTGGTGACGCCTGCTGTGTTTGTGGATGTACCGGGCTGGGACAAGGCTCATTTTGCTGACGGGCAAACGCGGGTCACGCTGAAATGTGATCTGTTTGTGGTGACAGACCGGGCCGGGAAGACGGAAAACGTGCCAAAACCGCAGATTTTTGCCCGTTGTCTGGCGATGGATTTATCTGACTGGATTGAGGGAGCCACGTTCGGGCTGGATAACGTTGATCCGGCGGTTTTTATCGATGCTGAGGTGGATACCTTCGACCGGCTGCTGGACGACTACATCGTTTTCCGTGTCTCTTTTGAACAGGACATTCCGGTCGGCGAAGATCCGTTTGCAGTTCCGGCAGGTGCGCCGTTACAGGAAGTCTGGCTGGGTAAAGTACCGGAAACCGGCAAGAGACATGAGCAGGATTATCGTCTTATCTGGAAATCGGAGGGCACCGGCGATGAGTCTGGCAGATGAAGTGGCTGAGTTACGCCGCAGGGTGGCGGACATGGTTCGTCGCGGCGTGGTGGACGAGGTGATCCCGGGTAGCCCGGTGATGGTTCGGGTGGATATCGGGGATGTGCTTTCGCCTCCGTTGCCCTGGATTCAGGTACAGTCCGGGCGCTACATGCAGGTCAGTAATTACCCGGCTCCCGGAGATGCCGTTACAGTGATATCGGAGGCGGGCGATTTGCGTAACGGTCGGGTGTATCCGGGGGCTAATATTGACGCCATTCCTGTCCCTGAGGGCAGTGAATACGAACATGTTATTTTGTTTGATACCGGAACGGAAATCCGTTACGACCGTCAGGCTAATGCCCTGTCCATCACGCTGGCTGAAGGCGGCAGCTATAAAATTACCGGCAGGGGAACCCTGGACGGTCCGGTAGAAATCACAGATACCCTGACCGTACAGGGTAAAGCAACCATGAATGCTGAGGCGGTGGTTAAGGCGGATCTGATGGTCGGTGGTGAGGTTTCTGATTATCACGGAACGATGAGTCAAATCAGAATTGTCTATAACGGTCACAATCACCGGGGTGACAGTGGTGGCAGCACCGGACAGCCTGGTCAGCAAATGTAATCTCCTTTCAGTTCTTTTTCCGGAATAAACAACATGATTGGTATTGATTCAGCCACCGGCAGATATCTGCACGGTAACGAACATCTGCGCCAGTCCGTCACTGATATTTTGTCAACACCGGTCGGCAGCCGGGTCCTGCTCAGGGAATACGGCAGCAGACTTTTCAGTCTGCTTGATAACCCACAGGATGATTTCACGCGGGTGAGAATTGTTCGCGAAACGGTAACCGCCCTTGAACGCTGGGAACCCCGCCTGACTCTCCGGCGGGTGGAAGTGACGTGGACAGGAGAAGGAAGCGCGTGGCTGACGCTTGTCGGGGTGAATAACGAAACTCAGGATACGATTCGACTCGAGGAGATAAAAATTGGCAACATCTCAGGCAATTATTGATCTGTCTGCGATACCGGTACCGGATGCGGTGGAGGTGCCGGACACTGCTGTGCTGGTCACTCAGATAGTGACGAAGTATCAGGAGCTGGACACGTTGTTTTCGGCCCTGGTGGAATCCGATCCGGCGTATAAATGGGCAGAGGCGCTGGCTTTTCGCGTGGCGCTGATGCGCCAGCAGGTCAATGATGCTGTCCGGGGTGTATTGCTTGCGAGTGCCCGGAGGAACGACCTGGATCAGATTGGTGCGAATTTTCAGGTGCAGCGTCTGGTGATTACCCCGGCAGATGACAGCACCATTCCGCCCACGCCTGCGGTGTATGAAGATGATGACGCTTTTCGCGAACGTATCCAGTTGTCATGGGCACGGCTGAGCACCGCCGGTGCGAAAAATGCGTACCACTATTTTGCGCAAAGTGCTGATCCTGATGTGCTGGATGTGAAGGCTTACGGGCCGGAAACGCATTCACAGGAAGGGCGTGTTTTTCTTTATGTGTTATCCCGGTCCGGAAATGGCACTGCATCACAACCCCTGCTGGATAAGGTGGCAGCATCAGTCTGTGATGATGAAACCCGTCCCCTGACGGATTTTGTCAGTGTCCGGACGGCAGAAATTATTCCCTACGATGTGGTGGCGGATATTCATATTCCCTACGGACTGGATGGTGAACTGGTTATGGCAAATGCCCGCAAGGCGCTGCAGTCATACACTGACAGCGTCCACCGGATTGGCTCGGTGGCATCCCGTTCTGGCATGGATGGTGCCCTTCACCAGACCGGGGTGATTACGGTGAATCTGACCTCTCCGGGCAGTGATATCGTTCCTGCGATGGGGCAGGCACCGTGGTGCCGTAAGGTAACGCTGAATAAGGTGGAGACAACTGATGAATGACGATATCAGGAGCATACTGCCGGTCAGTGCCAGCCGGGCAGAGCGGGTGGTGGACTGTGTCGCCGGAGATATGCTGTCAGACATAGCGGTCTGCCTGATCCGCTATGTGAAAAATCCCGATTTATGTCCTGCTGAATTGCTGCCATGGCTGGCCTGGGAAATGGCGGTGGATACCTGGAATGAACACTGGACGGAGACGGAAAAAAGGTCTGCGATAAAACGTGCTGCTTACATCCACCGCCACAGAGGGACTAAAGCGGCGCTGATGGCATCGCTGGCTGACAGTCCCTTCCGGTCGCAGATTGTTGAGTGGTATGAGCAGACCCCACCCGGGGAGCCGTATACCTTTCGTCTGAACGTGGAGCAGAAGGATTTACCGGTGCTGATGAATGATCATCAGGATCTGAAGCATGCGGTGCTCCGTGCCAAAAATCTGCGCAGCTGGTTCAGTATTCACGTTTACGGGAACAGCACAGGGCGTGGATTTGGTTACGGCTATGTGATGGCGACAGAAAAAATCAGAAGTACCGGTGTGACAACAAAGACAGTGCCCACAGGCGGGCAGAGTGAGGCAGGTGTATGAATGGACTGATTCTGACAACGTCCGGCGCTGCAGAAATTGAAGCAGCATATCAGAACGGGCAAACCGTGACCGTCCGGCATGTTCTGCTTGGTGACGGGGGCGGGCGGGCATTGCCATCCACGCCGGATGAAATGGCAGCAATGACATCGTTGTACGGCGAATTCGGGCAGGAACCCTTTTCCGACGGTGCGGTGGAGGAGGGCTTCATCAGCGGGGATATTGTGATTGACTGTAAATCATACCCCGGTAAAACCCTTCGTGAACTGGGGATGATCAGCGACAGAGGTACGCTTATCGCGTACGGACGTTATCCGGACACCTTTTTACCAGACCAGACAGACTCCGTTATCAAGGAAGTTATTCTGACGCTGGTTCTTGGGCTGACGCACGCACAAAACGTGGTGCTGGAAGTTGATCCGGACAGGGCCATTATTACTCAGGAAATCGGAGACAGACGCTATCTGCAACGAAAAAAGAATCTTTCGGATGTGGAAGACAAGGATGAGGCTGTTGAAAACCTCGGATTAAAACCTACGGTGGACAAGGCAAAAAATGCCGTTCAGCGTGATGGTGACACCATGACCGGGGAACTGAAAATCCGTGGTGTTAATGCGCTGAGGATTTTCAACGAAGCCTTTGGTCTGATTTTTCGTCGTTCGGAAGAGTGCCTGCACCTTATCCCTACCAGTGAAGGTCAGGGCGAGAATGGCGATATTGGTCCACTTCGACCGTTCACTATTAATCTGCGGACGGGTGAAATATCCATGTCGCATAAAGTGTCTGTTGGCTGCGGTTCTCAGGTCAATGGTGCGCTGGGTATCGGCGTTCAGAACGCGCTGGGCGGAAACTCAATTGCTTTCGGGGATAACGATACAGGTATAAAACAAAACGGCGACGGCATTCTGGATGTTTATGCGAATGGACAGCATGTATTTCGTTTCCAGAATGGTGTGGCGATAGCGTTAAAAAATATTCAGGCCGGAAATGCTAAAAAATTCACGTTATCCAGCGCCAACAACTCCACGAAAAACGCAACGTTTAATTTATGGGGTAATTCATCCCGACCTGTAGTTGCAGAGCTTGGTGATGATTCCGGCTGGCATTTTTACAGCCAGAGAAATACCGATGGCAGTATCACATTCGCTGTAAACGGACAGATGACCCCATCAAACTATGGAAATTTCGATGCCCGTTATCAGCAGCGAAATGGCGGCGTGCAGGATGTGCGTTATGGTTCCGAAATGTATTACAACCCGGGAGGTAACCAGGTATCCTGGACATTTCGCTCACCTTCAGGCCACGGGTTATCCGGTATTAATGTGCAGGAAACCGGAAGTAATTCGGCAGATAACATCGGCGGCGTGTATTACCGACCGCTTCAGAAACTGATTAACGGCACCTGGTATAACGTGGCGAGTGTTTAACAATGTTGCATTTAAAAAATATTACTGCAGGCAATCCGAAAACCGCAGAACAATATCAGATGACAAAACAACATGGTATCACCTGGCTTTTTTCGGAAGATGACAAAAACTGGTATGAAGAGCTGAAAAATTTTGCCAGTGACACCATAAAAATGGTTTACACCGGAGACGGGCGCGTGGTGTGGGTCGGTAAGGATGTGACAGGCATTGAACCCCGTAACGCCAGTGTTATTGAAGTTCCTGATATTACCGCTAACCGCCGTATTACCGTGCCTGGTTACTGGTTTTACCGCGACGATAAATTTGTCTTCGACTACAAACTTAAAGCGGAAGATGAGCGCGATGCCCGGTTAAAACAGGTCAGCATCATGACCAGCGAATGGGAAAAAGACCTGCTGCTGGGATTAATCAGTGACGAAGACAGGGAGAAGCTGAAAGCGTACCGCATTTACGCGAAATCGCTGCAGGCGATGGATTTCAGAGCTATTACGGATAAGACCACTTACAACAATATTAGCTGGCCTGAGCAGCCACAAAATACCTGAAAAAGAAGTTAATCATCTGACCGCCTGAGGGCGGTTTTTTTATGGGAGAAATGTATGTCCGGATTACATGGTGTTGAAACCATTGAACTGACGACAGGCACGGTTGCCGTGCAGACCATCTCCACGGCGGTGATTGGCCTGGTGGGGACAGCGCCGGACGCCTCTGGTGGTGTGTGCGCTTCCGGCACAGCCGGCTCCTGGCTGCTGGGAACGGCGCTGGATTTCACGGCGAAACAGGAAGGTCGGGCCGGTAATAAGATTTCGGTTGTTGCTGTGGCTGCCACAGAACAAAACGCGCAGACAGCGGCATCGCTGAAAGGCACAACCCTGACGATAACGCTGGGTACGGACGAACACAGCCAGATTAACGCCACGGCGGACCGTGTGACTGAAGTGGTGAATGCGCTGGGGGATTCGCCTGTGACGGCGGCTGTCAGTGCCCTGAATGCAGGAAGCGCTGAAAATAATGTGGTGTCGCCGTTCAGCCTGACGTTATCCGGCGGGGAGGATGAGGCGTTCCCGGTCAATACACCGGTGGTGGTGGCAGGGGCCATTACTCAGGCCGGGAAACTGGGCTCAGCCGGGACATTATATCCGGCCCTGCGTGATATTTTTGACCAGACCGGTGCGCTGGTGATTGTGGTGCGTGCGGAAAGCAAAACAAAGGCGAAAGAGGCCGAACAGCGTGCGGCGGTGATTCAGGCCATGGAGGCGCTGACAGAAAGTAAGGGCGTGACAGGCTATCAACCGCGCATCCTCATTGCCACGGGGTACAGTGAGGATGATGGCGTGGCAAAGGCGCTGGAAACGTATGCCGCGAAGCTGCGGGCTGTGGCCTATATTGACTCGCCCTCAATGGCAACGCCGCAGGATGTGGTTCAGCGGCGCGCGTCATTTGGTGGGCGTGTGGAGCTGCTGCGTCCGCGCGTGTCAGTGACGGATGACAGCGGGCAAACGATATTTCGTCCATATTCGGCTCGTGCTGCCGGGCTGCGTGCCCGTATTGATTACGAAAAAGGGTGGTGGTGGTCCAAATCAAACCAGAACGTGATGAATATCACCGGTCTGGAGCAGGTGGATACGTTTATTCTCGGGGAGCAGAACTGCACGGCAAACCTGCTGAACATGGAAAACATTTCCACCATTATTCGCCATGACGGTTTTAAACACTGGGGGAACCGTCTGTGCACATCCCACAGTCAGTGGCGCTTTGAGCCGGTACGCCGCACTGCAGATGTGATTGAGGACAGTATCCAGGAGGCCATGTTGCCTTATGTCGATCGCCCGCTTGATCGGGATGTGGCAGACGACATTCTTGGCAGCATTAATGCCTATATGCGTCAGCTTAAAAATCTGGGTGCGATCCACGGTGGCAGCGCCTGGCTGAATGATGAACTGAATACAACTGAAACCCTGGCGGCAGGGCAGTTGTATATCGATTATGACTTTGGGCCGAAGTCACCACTGGAGCGCCTGACACTGCGGGCAATGATTAACAATAAACTGGCGCTGGAGGAACTGACGGTATGATTACGGGTGAAAAAAAACTGTTGCGCGCATGGGCGTTATTTCTTCCTGGCGGGATCCGCCTTCAGGGTGCGCATGAATACACGCCGCCTGCCATTAATATCACGACAGTGGATATCAAAACCGGCGCAATGGATGCACCGGTGGCAGTGGATGACGGCATGGAAGCGCTGACCTGTTCGTTTAAGATTTATGGTTATGATGTTGCCATGCTTACGCTGCTGGGATTGCAGGCCGGGCTTTATTCGCCGGAGATTGTTGTGCGTCAGGCTTATCGGGTGGGAAATGCGACCAGCGGACAGGTGGAAACCCTGCAGGGGATGATCACCAGTATCACGCCGGATGCACGTCCGGCAACATCACAGGCAGAGGCTTCGGTGACAGTGGAAATGTCACTGAGTTATTACCGTCAGGCTGTCGATGGCCTGGAAACCATCTGCATTATTCCGGAGGAGTTTGTACGTCGTATTAATGGCGTTAATGTTCTGGCGGATCTGAAAAAAATCATCCGGGTTTAATCCGGGATCCTGTCATTCAGGCGGCTCAGGCCGCCTTTTCTTTTTTAAAGGAGATGCTTATGTCGGAAAAAAACAGCGTTCCTGCCAGCAGCGTGGAAATTGTGTTATCCGTGCCGTATGTCACCGCATCCGGACAGACGATCACGCACGTCACCATGCGTGCGCCCACCGTCCGCGATCGTCTGTTGCATCGCCGGAGTACCAAACCGGAAGCAGAGGCTGATCTGGATATGATCGCCGGTCTGTGCGGGATGGACGCGGCGGACATGATGAACATGGAAGCGTGTGATTACCTGGCCCTGGAGCGTCAGTTTAATGTTTTTTTGTTGCCGCCGGTCCGGCGGAAGAAGAAAGCATCCTGACAGCGATACGGCGCGCCGGTGCCTGGTTCGGGTGGTCTCCCGGAGATGTGATGGCGCTGCCGTATACGGATTTTGTGGCAATGATGCTGGCGGAGTCGGAAGAGAGGAAGCAACGTTATGGCAACGGTGGGCGATAACCTTAAAGCGAATATCCGGATCGGAGGCACGATAGATCCGTCGTGGAAAAAATCGGTTGATGGACTGAAGCACGGATTATCAGGGGCAACACAGGAAGTGGCTCGTCTGACACGCCAGCAGGACGTACTGAAACGAAAAATTCAGGCTGGCGTACTGGCTGGACAGGATATTACTGATCTGCGAAAGCAGTATGAAAAGCTGGGTAAAAAAATTCATGATGCCACCGGAGAACAGGACAAATTTAACCGTAAACTGGCTCGTGCGGAACGCCTGGAACGCTGGAAAGGGCGGGCGGGGACGATCCTTAAAACCGGTTTTGGGCTTTCGGTTGGTTCCGGGTTGACGCTGGCAGCGGGCACTGCCGCTGTGCTTAACCGGAATACGGAGACGGCAGAGCGAGCAGGGATAGCCCGCAGTTATGGGGTGGATTATGAAACCTATGCGTCATGGGATTCTCTGGCCCGACTGATGGGGCTGAACGGTGAAAACATCGGTGATCTGTTTGAGGAGTACCGGAACAAGGTTTTTGACGATGATAATGGTGCCACGGATAAAGGGGCCATTCAGGAGGTCTTTGGCAAACTGGGACTGAAAGCCGGGGTTATGGCAGGGAAAAGTAACCAGGAGCAGGTCGAATTTTTATTTGATCGCTTACTGCAGGTAGAGAATGAACAGGTGGCAGCCGGGATGGCAGATGCGTTGTTCGGTGGTGAGGCCAATAAAATTCTGACCTGGATGCGTCTGTCAGGGAAAACTTACCGGGAGCTTATCAGTGAGCAGAAACGCTATAACCTGGTGACAAAGGCAGGGGCTGATGGCGCAGTTCAGGGACATGTGGCACTGTCAAATCTCCGTAATGTTCTGAGTTCTTCCATTGATGAAATCAGCGGACAGCTGGGTAATGAACTTGCCCCACATATTCAACAGGTGACGGATGACCTTGCGGCCTGGTTTAAGAATGGTGGGCTGGAAAAAATCCGGGCATTTATTCGTGATGATGCCCTGCCGGCGCTGATCGACATGGCTGCCTGGATGTGGAAATTTGGAAAAGTTCTTGCCGGAATTACACAAAAAGCCATTGAGTGGGGGCTGGCGGATGATCCGCGAGAGGACCGACGGGAAGTGCTGGAGTATCTGGCAAAAATGGGGTCGCCGGAGCTGGCGAGAGCAGTGGCGCAGAAAAACGGTCAGGGTGAATGGTTTGATGAACTGCTCAGGCAAAATCCTGACCTGACAAAACAGGTTGTACAGGCCTATAAAGACACCCGCGGTTATCTCCCCTGGAATCATGACGATAAAAAGTTTGATGCATTTCTCGACCCTCTGCTGGGGCCGAAAGAAGAACCTGATTTTAAGGCGATAAAAGAGAAATCCCGCACCTATATTGACGGACTTCCTGCAGCAGTTCAGGGGCAGGGTAATTCGGATCCTCTCTCGGCTCTTCAGTATACCCCCGGCAGTGTCAGCCAGGTGGAAGTAAAACCCACGTATCAGATACGGGCGGAATTTAACATCACTCAGAAGCCTGGCGAGGATGCCGGACAACTGGCTGACAGGGTAACGAAAAATCTGGGAGATATTCATTTTGGTCAGCGTTCCCGCATGACCGATGGCGAGGCATTCTGGGGGTGAATATGGTGGATTTGCTGGGCTGGGGCGTAAACCGGCTTGAGCGTGAAGCATGGGACGCGGTGGGATCATTAACGGATGTCGCCTCCCGCGTCATGCTGTCGTTTGGTGAGTTTGAATTCAGTATTGATACTGCTGCTTATAACGCCATGAAGCGCACGATGGAATGGCGATGGGATGAACAACAGCTTATCGGAAAAAACGATCTGCTGCAGTATACCGGCAAGGGGGCCAGAACAATAACCCTTGAAGGTATGGCGCACGCGGGATTTCGTGACGGTGTGGGAATGGATGCCCTTGATACACTGGTTCAGATGGTGGATGACAATCCGGCCCCGCATCTTCTGGTCTCGAGCACAGGTGATGTGATGGGGTATTTCGTGGCAACCGCCTATTCAGATAACACCACGTCCTTTCTTCCCGGCGGTGCGCCGAAGAACAAAACGTTCACACTGGAGCTGAAATACTATGGCGAAAAACTGGCGGACCACTGACGGCGATATGCTGGATGACATCTGCCAGAGACACTATGGCAGTACCGGGCTTAACCAGTCACTGGCGGCGGTACTGGAAGCCAATCCCGGACTGGCTGACCTTGGTCCGGTCTATCCGGCGGGAGTGGAAATCGTGTTGCCGGACTGGGTATATGAACCGGAAGTGAAGGAGACGTATCAGTTATGGGACTGAATGAATATCAGCCGGATTTCAGCCTGACAGCGGAAGGCCAGGATATCACGAAGGCCCTAAAACGGGGGCTGGCTGAACTGCGATATACCGATAATGGTGCTGGCACAAAGCGGTCCGATGAACTGATGATAACGCTGTTCAGCGAGACGCTGGCGTTACCACCGAAAGGCGCGGTGCTAACGCTGGGACTGGGGTTCAACGGAAATCTGGTCAATAAAGGCAGTTTTACCGTCTGTCAGGTGGCAAGCGGTGGTCCTCCCCGCCGGCTCACCATTTATGCCACCGCAGCCCCCATGAATGCGTCAAAACATGGCGCAGACGTGACCGCACTGAAAACCCGGGCTTTCAGCGATATCACACTGGGCGACCTGGTGAAAACCATCGCCACTGAAAATAATCTGGTGGCGCGCGTCTCATCGGTGCTTGCTGATATTCATATCCCGTGGGTGATGCAGTCATCAGAATCTGATGCTGCTCTCTTGTCCCGCATTGCAGGTATGTACGGCGCCACCAGTAAACCGACCAATGGCTACTGGTTATTTCTGGAATACGGGGCATCACAGAGTACGGGGGGCAGAAATGCGCCTGAGATAACCATTACGCCGGGTATGGTATCAGACTGGGATTATCGTGAAGGTGAGCGACAGGGCGCTGCGGGTGGTGCGAAGGGGGATAAAAAGAGCGGGAAAGTTGGGGTCCGGTATTTTGATGCCCGTGACGGACGCACACGTGAAGTTAAAGTTGACGTGGAGTCAACAGATAAGCGGCATCCGTTTACCCAGCCTGACCAGGGCACCGCAAAACACTGTGCAGAGTCGAAGGTTAAACGTGTGCAGAAAGCCGGACGCCAGATGACGATAACGTTGCCCTGCAGGCCGGAACTGCTGAAAGCAGGGGCGGAGATGCGTTTTGTCACGCAGGGATTTGGTGTGCGTGAGGACCATCACTGGCAGGCTGAGTCTGTGGAGTTTTCACTGGTACCGGGACAGGGATTTACGCTGAATCTGTCACTGACCACGGATATTTCTGCAAAGGGGAAAGCCAGTGGCAAGAAAAAAGGCGTCAATTATTTTGGTTAATGTTTTCTGAATCAGGAAATAAACATGTCTGTATTAATTTCGGGTGTGCTGACGGATGGCACGGGACTCCCCATGTCCGGATACCATATTATTCTGAAAGCCCGACAGAATACATCCGCAGTGGTCATGAGAACGGTGGCAACAGTGGTGACGGGGCCGGCAGGAGAATATGCATTTGAGGCTCAGACCGGAAGATATGACGTTTATCTTCGGTCATGTATTGAAAGAGAATATTGTGTTGGTGATATTTCGGTTTACGACGATTCAAAGCCCGGCACGCTGAACGACTTTCTGACTGCCCTTGATGAAGGCGATTTAAAGCCGGATGTAGTGAAACGCTTTGAGGAAATGGTGGCGCAGGCGCAGCAGAGCGCGGAAGCGGCAGCGGAAAGCGAACGACAGGCCGGGCAACATGTCGCTGATGCGCAGAAGATTAAGGGGGATTGCCAGACGCTGGCGGATAACGTACAGCAGAATGCAGAATCCGTTGCCGAAGATAAAAAGCAGGTGGCACAGCTGGCATCATCTGCCACACAGGATGCCGCCCGGGCAGAACAGGCGGTCAAAGATGCCGATAAGATAGTCCAGAAAGCGGTCGATAAACTTGCTGATGCCGCAACGCTGACCGGTGAGGCAAAAGCCAGCGCCGAAGCGGCAGCAAAAAGCGAGCAGAACGCGAAACAGCACAGGGACGAGGCGCAACGGATAGTTGATGACCTGAAGGGAAGCAATGCTTCCACGACAGAAAAAGGTCTGGTGCAACTCTGTAGTGATACAGACAACGACAGCGAAGAACTGGCAGCCACACCAAAAGCCGTCAAAGCCGTCATGGACGAAACGAAAACAAAAGCGCCGCTGGACAGCCCGGCGTTCACCGGCACGCCAACCACACCAACCCCACCGGACGATGCTGCCGGTCTGGAAACAGCGAATGCGGCTTTTGTTCGCAAACTGCTTGCTGCGCTGGTTGACTCGTCACCGGAAGCCCTGGACACACTGAACGAGCTGGCAGCGGCGCTGGGCAATGACCCGGAGTTTGCGACAACAATCATGAACGCGCTGGCGGGTAAACAACCACTCAGTGACGTGTTAACCGCAATCAGTAATCTGGAAGAACGGGCAGATAATCTTCTGTGCTTTAATCAGGACGGAAATGCTTCACTGTCTCCACTGTCAGAAAAAGCCCGGTCACTGCTGGCACAGGCCACAGTGGAAACCATGCGCAATGAGCTTGAGCTGAAAAGCGCAGCGGTAAGGGACATTCAGACAGACCTTTACGACAGCTCGGAAGGCCGTGTTGCGCTGCCTGGTGCATTTGGTTACGGAATGACGGACGCCGGAGCGCGTTCAATTATTGCCAGCGATATGGCGACTGTAGCCAGAACTGCGCACAACCTGCACCCGGGACGGTATTACACCTTTTCCACACAAACGGAAGAGACGACCGGAATAACAGAAATTATCTGGCTGGATAATGGCTGGGGCGACAAAACAAGCCAGACAGCAACAAAGCTGGTTCTGTTTTTTGGAAAAGACGGACGGATTCTCATGACCGTTCGTGGCGATAATATCTCCGCCCCGGTCACCTGGACGAATCTGACGCTACAACTTGGCAATGCAGCACAGAAGGATGCACAGGAGAATATTTACGACCGCACCGAAGGCCGTCTGGCGATTCCCGGCATGTTTGGATTCGGGAAAGTATTTTCCAGCGGCGACAGGACCGAATTTAAAACAGAGGTCGATTTTCTCCGCTGGGTAAAAACGGCAAAACCCGGTCGTTATACCGTATTTGCGGACACAAATGTGGTGGTACCAGGCATTCAGACAAACGGCGTTATTGAAATTATCTGGCCACAACCTAAAAGCTCAACAGATGACAGGGCCTATAAGGCAGTAATTTATTACGGTGTTAATGGTCAGATTTATTACAATCGCTACGTTGGTGGTCATGGGTATCTGGTTGGCTGGGAAAACCTGAAGGTTGATGTGGCTTCACTCATTGCACAGATTGAAGCACGCGCGCCCCTGAAAAGCCCGGCACTGACCGGAGCACCGACAACACCAACCCCGCCAGATGACGCAGCAGGCACTGAAATAGCCAATGCGGCGTTTGTCCGCAAACTGCTTGCCGCGCTGGTTGGCTCATCACCGGAAGCCCTGGACACGCTGAACGAACTGGCAGCGGCGCTGGGTAATGACCCGAACTTTGCGACAACCGTCACTAAAGCACTGGCAGGTAAACAACCGCTTAATGACGTGTTAACGGCTGTCAGCCAGATAACACCGGAAGAAAACACACTGCCTTATTTCAGTGCAGAGGGCCGGATTTTACTGGCGCAGCTGTCAGAAAAAGCCCGCGCATTACTGGCGCTGGACACACCTGAAGCCATGCGCACGGAGCTTGAGCTGAAAGCGGCTGCGACGATGGAACCCCAGAGTGATATCCGCGACCGCACACAGGGCAGGCTGGCACTGTCCGGTATGCATGGATTCGGTCAGGCATTTGCCAGCACCGAAGCCCTGACATTTAACGGGCAGGCCGATTTTGCTGAATGGCTGAAAGAGGCCACGCCGGGGCGTTATGCGGTCAGTATTGCAGACTCTTCCACGCTGCTGGTTGGCACAACGAAATTTAACGGCATCATTGATGTGATGTGGTCACCCTTTGATAACGACGAGTCAGACACAACGCGCAAATTCAAAACGCTGCTGTGTTTTAACCAGTATTACGAAGGTGAGCACAGTATTCATCGCCTGACTTACCGCTGGAGTGGAAACAACTGGAATGCAACAGTAAGCCCTGTCATTTACGATGGCGATTCGCTGGCGTTCCTGCTGTCCCGAACGGCAGGCTCAGGCTCATATTTCAAATACCCGGCAGTGGGTGTTCCGGTGCTTGCTGTTTATCGCGGAACAACTTCCGGGGATAAAGAAATCAAAATTGGCCTGGGTGATGTGGTGCCAGGGTCACAACTGGGCGGGGTTAATCTTTCGTGCACAATATCTTCTGCAGGGCCTGGCTCTTACGGTTCAACACCAAGTGCAGGAGCAACAGGGTACCCTTTTCCGGGGCGTTATATGGCGTTATCCGGGGTCAGGGACTCTTACGGAACAAGCGGTCGTATCTGCCTGTTTGTGCGCATCGAGTAACGGGGAATAAAACATGAAAATCAGAGCGGTAAAAGGCGTCAGAAACGCCCATTATCTCGAAAATTGTGCGGTTGACTGCGAGGTGTTATTTGAGGGTGAAACGGAATTCGTCCCGTATACCGCTGTGCAGGACGATAGCACCCCGACAGGCCAGCACATCTGGGAAGAGTTACAGAGCGGCAAATGGGGCGAAATCGCCCCATTTGCCATCACACCTGAACTTATCGCCACGGCGAAGGATGCCAAAAAGCGGGAAATCGAGGCGTGGCGAACAGAACAGGAAGCGCAGCCCTTCACGTTTGAATGGAACGGACGTACCTGGAACGCTGGCCCCGACTCACTGGCTCGCCTTTATCCGGTAGTAATGGCTGCAAAATCGGATACGACACGAACCGCCCTTGCGTGGGGTGATGCCGATAATCAACAGGTGAAACTGTCAATGCCGGAATTGGAAGAACTGGCAGCAGCAATGGCTCAGGCTCAGGTCGAGCGCAACGATGAGATTTATCGTCGTCAGCGGGAGATAAAAGAGGAGTTGAGCCGCTTGGATGATTTGCGCTCAATTAGAACGATTGCAATTAGCAGTAATTAACTCAGAAAATGCAAATAACAAGTTGTCATATAATAGCGGTAGTGAGGGGGGTACCCCTCACTATATCATTACCACCAGCTATCGGCTTTACTCTCTCTCGCTTTTCCCTCACTTTGCAACAATTCTTTGGTACCAGTTGAAATATTACGCCGAGCGTCCGCTTCTGATTGAATAACGTCAGTTTGTGCAGCCCGTTCCTTGAGTTCTTGGTCCAGAAAATCGTTTGCTCTATTTACTCTGGCCCTTTTAGCTTCGAGTTCGAGTTTTCGGTTTTCTAGTTCAAGTTGGCGTAGTTGATCTTCATAATCTTGATCGCGTTTTTTATCTGCCGCTATTTCTGCTTCGAGCTTAGCCTTACGCTCAAGCTCAGCCGCTCGTCGTTGTTTTTCTTTTGCTGCTGCCATAGCTGCTGCTTTCTCTTTGCGAATCCTTTCCGCATTGGCACGTTGGCGCTCTTGTTCTTTACGTGCATCTTCAATACGTTTTTCTTCGGTTTTACCTTCATTTTCGGCTCGCGCAATAGCCGCTAATTGTTCCTGTAAAGAAGACGCGTTAACGTAAAAAGAGCTTAGGCACGGCAAAGCTAATAGTATATATAAAGCAAGACGTGTCAT